TCGACCGCCAGTCGATCTGTGTCTGCCTGTGGCATGTGACTCTCCTTAGCCTAGCTCTCGTGCGCTGGCGGCGTGCCCGCCAATGCTGAATCCAGTGAACTCGCCCTCCTCGATGCGCTTGAGCAAGTCGTCGTCGAACACCTTGACACCAATGACCCAACTGCCCTTGGAGATGGTGTCGTTCCCCAGGATCATGTCGTGCGGCGCGAGATAGGACTCAACCACAGCGGTCGCGCCGCTGGGGAACTCCTGGTGCATAATGCCGATCTGGCCCTTGTTCAGCATGAACTGGTGAGCCGCGCGCTCAATCTCCGGTGCGGAGATCAAGTCATCCTGAAGGTCAACCTCGTCGGGAACCAGGGCAACGCCGAGGATCACTCGCTTACGGACGTCTCCATCTTTGAGAACCTTCATCTTCACCGACTGGAACTCGTCCTCCGTCTCATCGACGGGGGCGTCTCCCACCTCGTCCTGAGCCACGTCCTCGTAGAGTGGGAAGACCACGTCCTCGATGCGTGCGCACAGGGCCTGTAGGTCAGTAACCCAGCTCTCGGCTTCCTCCACCGCCTTACGAACACCGGACTCGCCGTCAAGGAACGGCAGGAAGACCGTGAGTTCGGGGTAGAGGTCGAAGCTCCCGATGCTCTTGCGTGCGTCGACGCTCATCTTGGCGGAGTGTTCGAGGGTCTCCGCGAACATCCGCAGGGTGACGGCGGTAAGGGTGTCGTAGATGTCCCACGCGTCGCCCGCCTTCGCCCGGACGTGGTCGATGACAGCAGCGGACTTGCGCCCGAGCTTGCCGAGGGACCACGGGAAGGGGCCCCCACTGTCCCCGAAAGCGAGGTCTATCTCGCTGGCGCGCTTGTGCTTCGCGGCCACCGTCCCGCCGGACTCGAAGTCGAACGGAAACATCCCGACGAACTCGTCCTGAACGTCGCAGAACCCAACCAGCAGGTGCCGCATCACCTGGTCAGCGGCCACGATGTCGGCAGCGTCTTTCATGGTACGATCCTTGCGGCACCGCGCCAGGTTGTCGAGTCGGGCGTTGAGCCCCTTGAACGCGGGCCCGTTCGCCCGCTTCTCGCTAAGGGCCGTGTTGGCGGCTGCCATAGCGAGGCGTCCCGCCCTCTCCGCCCCCAGGTCCTCGAACGCGGCCTCGACAGCCCCCGCTACGTGCGCCCACTTCTTCTGGTCGCCCGGCGTCCGGCTCTCCATGTGCTCGGGTAGCGTCACGCCCATTAGCCGTCCCTCCTACGTCGTGCCTTACGAACAGCCTCAAACGCGGCCTTGGTCGCCATGCGCTGCTCAGATTGTCCGGTCGCCGCCGTCAGCGTCCGCGCTTCGTTCACGTCGCCCAACATGGACGACCCCACGGGGGTGCTCAACGGCGGCTTATTGCCCCATTGCACCGGGCCACGATTCAAGTCTCGGCGCACTTCGTTAATCGTCAGCACGCCCGTCTGAATGTATCGCATCGCGACCTGCGACTCGTCGATTGCCTGGTCGCGCATAGCTGCGACATTGCGCGTGTCATAGCGCACGTGAAACCTGTCAAGCTCTTCCTCTAGTGGCGTAAGGTTGGCGCGCAGCCTCGTCACGGCCGCCACCCTTTCCCCAGGGCTCTTGATGTCCTCGATCCCCAACCTCTCCGCCTCCTGCCTCAACTCGGCCTCGAAGACTTCGGAGCTGATCGGGTGGACACGCGGAAACAGGTACAGCTCGATGTATTCGGCGATCATCGTTAGCTTGGGAATCATGGTGTCTTCCCAGAACATACGGCGAATCTCGCGGAGTTCCTCGGCGTTCACTGACTCGTCGTTCACGCCCACAAGGGCTGGGTGAACGCCCAGGGCCATGAGAATCTCCTGACGGTCGAACTTCCGCAGGGAGACGAACTCCATGTCCTTGCGGTTCGTGCTGAAGTCCACAACCTCCGCGCCGCCTTCGAGGATTCCAGGGCGGTGGGACTTCGTCCAGCCCTGGTGCATCAGATTGTATTCCTGGATCAACCTTTGGAACGACTCCTTGTCGAGCCTGTCGTTGAACTTGAGCCAGAAGTCGGGGCGCGCGCTGTTCTTGAAGAAGTCCTTGTTCCAACGCGTTGCGTACACCTCAGTCAGCACGGTGTCGATAACAGGACGAAGGTGACTCATGCCTACCAGATCGCTAACGGGGGAGAAGTTGCGAAAGTGGATGACGTCCTGGAAATCGTAGAACTTGTTCTCGTCAGGCTTGCCGCTCACGCTGCGCTTGCGGTTAAAGCCCTTCTTGCCGTCCTTGGAGATGGGCTCAACGCGGTGCGGCTTCGGCACGAAGATGCCGTTCACCTCCTTCGTGATCTCGTCGCGCGTAAGAATCCAGTAGCAGTTGCCCGTGAGCTCCATGTAGGCGAACGTGCGATACATGAGGTTGAAGGTCGTAAGGTCGCGGTTCGGGCGGCGCATGACACGCAGTAGCGGGTGATCCGCTACCTGCACGTCGCGCATGTCGTTGTCCAGATCCGTCTGCGCACCAGTAGTCGTCTCGTCCGCCGACCCGACCTCGGACTTCAGTAGCTTGTAGAGGCTGTGCTTATAGACGCGCTTCTTGGAGTCGGACGGCCGGGGCATTGCCTGGACGCCCTGGAGTGGATCAACCTGGAACTCCTCCTCGAACTCCTCCTCGAACTCGGCCTCGGGGATGGACTCGAACACCGCCAGGGGGACCATGGCCGCCGTCTTGGCGATGAGGTCCACGGCACGGAAGACCAGGGGGACGTTAGCGTAAGAAAGCAGGAAGTCAAGCATCTCGCTACCGTCGGGCGCGAGGGACTCATCCGGCCGGTGGGACCGGAACGCGGTGGCGAAGGGGCTTACCTGCTGGTCAATTTCGTCCAGAACGACGCGAGGCATCCCCTCAGTAACAGCCACACCAAGAATAGACTTAGCCGCATGGACAACCCGCTTTCCTACACTGAGCTTCTTACTTGGCATATTGTCCTGCCACCTCCGACTCGGCATACCCTAAGCGTAGGAGGTATTCCGCAGCCTTCTTTTCGGGAACCTGTGTGACCGCGACCACGAGCTTGATGTCGACCCTGCGTCCCTGCTCGACGACCAACCGCGCGAACTGCTCCACAGATCGGAATTCAAGGGTCGCAGCTTCACGCTCCTTGACGGCTTCCTCGATCTCCGCCTGCGCCTCGCTGGCCGCCGCGACGATCTTGGGGTCGGTCATGTCGGGCTGCGCGACCGGCAACGGCTTGATAGCCAAATCCATTACGCTGTCAGTATAGTCCTCGGAGAGCAAACGAACACGTGGGCGGTTCCCGCCTTCGAGTTCCATAATGGCACGCTGGGTAAACCAGTTCGCCATGACGATGTCGCTGTTTCGCCCCGCTGGGTAAGACAGAAGCTCGTCCTGATACGCAGCCCACACCGAATCCTCGCCCACAAGCGGCTTCGCGCGCCACACTTCCCACAGCTTCCGGTCGTATTCCAGACCGAGCGAGGGGATGCCTATGCCGTAATCCGCCTTCTGCCGTCCGGTTACGATGGCCGTCAACGGGATTGCGGGGTGTGATCGCTCGATATGTGTGTAGACCGCAGCCTGGAACGCGTTGGTCTCGACCTTCATGTGATACGGCTTGTGCCGCTCGTAGACGCTAACGAGCGTCTTCACGATGGTGTCGAAGTCCATCTTGGCGCGGATGATCTCCAGCGGGTAGCGTTTTCCGTTCGGACCCAGGGCAGCGATGAAGAAGACGGTGAACGCACCACGACGGTTCATGGCGGAAGCCAAGTCGATGCCCACGAAACGGGGCCAGTCGGGGGGTATCTGTGACAGGTCCATGTCGTCGCGCCACACGGGGGGCGACAGAACCTGCTCCTCTGACGAAATCGTTTTCAGCAGCCACTGGCGAGAAAACACCGCAGGATCGTTGATCTCGGCTTCGCGGTCGCGTAGGTGTGTGAGGGTCCAACGCTCGGGCCAAAGCGGCTCCCTGACACGTTCTTCGCCCTTCCCACTGTAGACAACGCAGGGCTTTCTCCACATCATCCAGCCGCCCACTTGGCGCTCGCATCTATCGACCAGTTCCCCGTACAAGTCGTCCTCATGCCAGGGGGTGCCGAGTACCCAAGCGACTCCGTCCGGTTCGAGAAGATTCAGCCATACCTCGTAGAACACGTCCTTGACCTGCCGCCGGAGGGCGGGATTCTGACGGGCGTTACGATAATCCACGATGTCGTCGAAGATCAGGAGGTCAGCACGACCACCTGTGGCGGACGAGAAGATGCCCAGGGCTTCCACGGACGAGTCGCGCATCCCGGTCGCCGAGCGCTGCACGCGGAGCTTGCCGCTCTTCCATTCCCCGGCGGGCAGGATGTGCGGGTAGATCTCTTTGTAGTAGGGGTTCTCAGTAATGACCTCCCCCACCGCGCCGAGAATCTCCGACGCCTTCTCATCGGAGTTACTCACGATCTTGATACGGAGGTTCGGGTTCTCACCGAGTTCGCGGCACGTGCGCTGGATCGTCTGCGTGGTCTTGGAGTGGTCGCGCGGTGCCATAACGAACAGACGCTCGGGGCGGAGGTCCCAGATATGATTCCACTCGCGGTGGAACTGCGGCTGGAGGCGAATTGTGTCGTCGGTGTTACGGAAGCAATACTCGTGGAACATGTTCGAGTCGGTCTTCGCCCCCGCGCGGAGCATCCGCTCGTAGACCCCGCCGTAAAGCTGGGGGTACTCAAGACGAACCGCGTCCAGCATCCGCTTTGAATCGGGTGCTGCCACCACCGCACCGAGCAGCTCATCGAACTGCTCGGGGGAGGCGGCGTCGTTGTCGACCACCAGACTTCCGGGTATCCTCATGCTTCCTCCGCCGCTGCCTCTGCGTCCGGGCCGTCGGCGCTTAGGGT